TCACATCCTCACGACCGAGATCCGACGCGCTTTGCAGGAGTTTGCCGATGGCACAAACCGCTGAAGAAATTTATTTCGCCGCCGCCGAAGCCGGCGCGCGACCCGACCCACTGCTGACCATCTCGGAGTGGGCAGACCAATATCGAACCCTGTCTCAACGCGCCTCGGCGGAGCCGGGGCCGTGGCGGACTGAGCGCACGCCCTACCTGGCGGAAATCATGGATTGCCTGTCGCCGTCCTCGCCGATCGAGCGCGTGGTCTTTATCAAAGGGGCGCAGTTGGGTGGAACCGAGTGCGGCAATAACTGGATCGGATACGTCGTTCACCAAGCGCCCGGGCCCATGATGGCCGTCCAGCCGACCGTCGAGATGGCGAAACGAAACTCCAAGCAGAGAATCGATCCACTGATTGACGAGAGCGAAGTTCTCCGAGGACTGGTGAACAGTCCACGGTCACGCGACAGCGGCAATACCGTCTTGGCGAAAGAGTTCCCCGGCGGCATCCTCGTCATGACCGGCGCAAATAGCGCCGCGGGGTTGAGGTCCATGGCGGCGCGCTATCTCTTTCTGGACGAAATCGACGGCTACCCAGGCGACGTCGACGGCGAGGGTGATCCGGTCAACTTGGCGCTCGCCCGAACCCGGGCGTTCGCCCGGCGAAAGATCTTTATGGTCTCGACGCCTAAGATCACGGGGCTCAGCCGCATCGAGGGCGCCTATGCGGAAAGTGACCAGCGACATTACTGGGTTCCCTGCCCCCATTGCGGCGAGTTCCAAGTCCTCAAGTTCTCCCAGGTCGTCTGGTCGAAAGGGCAGCCCGAGAAGGCAGTCTATGCTTGCGAGCATTGTGGCGTCATCATTGAGAACCATCAAAAGCATGGGATGCTCGCTCGAGGTGAGTGGCGGCCCGATGGACGCGGAGACTGCCGAACCGCGGGGTTTCACCTGTCTAGCCTGTACTCTCCCGTGGGTTGGTTTTCCTGGGGTGACGCGGCCAAGCAATTTGAACAGGCGCAGAAAAACCCAGTGCTATTACAGGTCTTCGTCAACACCGTTCTGGGTGAGACGTGGGCGTTGCAGGGCGATGCCCCGGACTGGCAGAGGCTCCATGATCGTCGCGAGGATTACCAGATCGGAACGGTACCGAATGGAGGGCTCTTCCTGACGGCCGGTGCCGACGTCCAAAAGGACCGGATCGAGGTCGAAGTCGTGGCTTGGGGCCGGGGGAAGCAGTCCTGGTCCGTTGATTACCAGGTGCTCGAAGGAAGAACCGCCGACGGAGCGGTGTGGCTAAAGCTCACCACTCTGCTCGATAAGCACTATCTAACGGAAGCCCGCGCACACTTCCAAATTGCGAAGTGCGCGATCGATTCAGGCTACGCGACACCCGAAGTGTACGCCTGGGCGCGGACGCAGGGTGAACAACGAGTGATTGTCATCAAAGGGGACGCGCGCGCGGTGGCGCCTGTCAGTGCGCCGTCGCCGATCGAAGTCGGCCCGCAGGGCAAACGTATCCGGTATGGCGTGAGAGTCTGGCCGGTCAACGGAGGAATGATCAAGGAGGAACTTTATCGGTGGTTGCAGCTGGATCGACCGATAGACGAGAACGGTAGTCCTTATCCGCCGGGCTACTGCCATTTCCCGAAATATGGCGCCGAGTATTTCAAGCAGCTTACGGCGGAACAACTGGTTACACGTGTGGTAAAGGGTTACCGGCGCGCTGAGTGGCAGAAGACCCGCGAGCGTAATGAAGCGCTTGATTGCCGCGTTTACGCACGCGCCGCGGCGGCGGTATGTGGCCTAGACCGCTTCACCGACGACGATTGGCAGATCCTGGAGCGGCAAGTGACGACGCTGGTAGAACAGGCCCGAAAGCCGAGGCCGACGACGACGCCGGCATCACCGCAGCGGAAGACTCCATGGATCGACCGGAATCTGACCAGGAATTGGCTAAGCAGATGAATACTGAAGCCATTCCTAACCCCGAGGGAGCATTGATCGGCGGCACGCTCGGCGTGCCCACCATGACTATCAATCGGCAGTACGACCCGCAGTCTGCACGATTGGAAGAACTCGTTGATGTTCTATACAGGCTCATCGTCGATGCGCCTGGAGAAGCATCGGAAGTGACGGCTGCCACCCCGTCTTCATCGTCGAAAGACGACTTGCGTTTCAGCCGGAACTGAGTGAGGAATGTGTCCTGATGGCGGTTGGCGTTTACTTACGAGTCAGCACTGAAGAACAACGCGAACAGCAGTCTATCGCTACCCAGCGGGAATTTGCCGAGCGATACTGCACTCTTCATGGTCTGACTGTGAGTTGCACCTACGCTGATGAAGGAATATCCGGGACTACCCCATTAGAGCAACGCCCCGACGGAAGCCAGATTCTGAACGATGCCGCGGCTCGCAAGTTCGATCAGCTCCTCGTCTACAAGCTGGACCGCCTCGGTCGCGAGACCCGGCTGATCCTGAACACCGTGGCTGAGTTGGAGAAGCTCGGCGTCAGAATCCGCAGCATGACCGAGGAGTTTGACACCGGCACCCCTGCTGGCCGCCTCATGCTGACGCTGCTCTCCGGGTTCGCCTCGCACGAGCGGGAGGTGATCCGCGAGCGCTCCGTCGCCGGGACGAACCGTGTCGCCGAATCCGGCGCGTGGATGGGCGGCATCGTGCCATACGGATACCGCAGGGTCGGCGAAAAGCGCGAGGCCCGGATCGTCATCTCCGACGATGCGATTCAAAAGCTGGAGATGTCCGAAAGCGAAGTGGTCCGCGAGGTCTTTCGCATGGCGGCGATCGAAGGCAAATCCTGCCGCGTGATCGCCGACCGCTTGAATCAGTTGCGAGTGCCCTGCGCTTATACGCGAGACGACCGTCTCCATCTGCACGGCAAGCGGAAGCAGCGCACGTCAGGTTTGTGGCGTCCTGGCCGTATTCGCTGGCTGATTACGAATAGCACTTACAAAGGCATTCACCAGTTCGGCAAGCGCAGTGCTGGCAAGCGCGAAATCATCTCGCGGCCGGTGCCGGCGATCGTGAGCGAAGACGTGTGGGCGAAGGCGCAGAAGACCTTGCATGGCAACTTCCTGTTTAGTGTTCGCGGCGCCAAGAATCAATACCTGCTTCGGGGGCTGATCAAATGTGCCTTGTGCGGGCACACCTACACTGGAGTCAATACCCAGCGTCCCAACGGCACGCGCGAATTCTATTACCGCTGCAACCTAGCGAACACGCCCGGGATACACGGGGCAACGCAACGGTGTTCGGCGAAGGGAGTCCGCGGCGACGAGTTTGAGAATCAGATCTGGGCGGATGTCGAAAACTTCCTGCGGAATCCTGAGGGCGTTCTCCAGCAACTCCAGGACCGTATGGCGGCTGAGTCAAAGGGCGCAGATCAAATCCGAAAGCAGGTAGCTCGGCTCGAAGGGCTGCTGGCGCAGAAGGTGACCGAGCGCAGCCGCATCCTTGGATTGTATCGGCGCGGACGGCTCACGGACGTCGACCTGGACACGCAGATGGACGAGATCGGGAGGGAGCAGGCGGCGCTCGAAGCACGGCTTGGCGAACTCCGCGCGAAGCTCTCTGGCTCCGGCAGCACCGCGCTGAAATCTGCCGAGAGCCTGCTCAAAGCGCTTCGTAAGCGGCTGGACGAGCCAGTCTCCTGGGAATTGAAGCGCAGGCTGGTCGAGATACTGGTCGCTGGCATTCGCGTCGAGACAATCGAAGTACATGGCGTGAAGCAAGCCCGAATAATCACGACATACCGCTTCGCGGAGCCCAGCCAGCCGATGCCGCTCGTGTTGGCGCAGTCCTATATCACCGGCAAGGTGGTGCGAATCCCAGTCGAACCGAAAACGATCGGGATCACATCCGCCGGCGGCGGCTGGAGTTGAAGTTGCTCCAGAAGGATGTTGCGAAGCAACTCGGTGTTTGCCAGCCGTGCGTTTATAACTGGGAATCGAATAGGTCGCAGCCGGACATCAGGTACATACCGGCGGTCGTCCGGTTCCTTGGCTACGACCCGCTGCCGGACGTCGAGACGTTAGGCGCACAGCTCGTTCTGCGTAGGACCGCACTTGGCTCGTCGCAGAAGGAAGCCGCCAAGCGCATTGGCGTGGATCCAGGCACGCTGGCGCGCTGGGAGCGGGGCGAGCGCGAGCCTGCGGGCAGGTTTCTCGACATCGTAAAGCGTTTTCTTAACGAAGATGCGGCGTGCGGCGCGCCGGGTAATGAGATCCAATCGCACCGTGATCCGGCCGCACGGTTACATCACACGGGTCGCTATGTTATCGAAGTAGTCGGAAGATCCGGTGTCAAATAAGGTCACCGGCTGCCGTTCTGCGTTGCTATCGGAAGTTGCGCCGTCAACCGCCCACCGCCTCCGCCGCACGTCAAACGGGTGCATAATCCTGGTCATATACTTGCTACGCCCTGCCGGTGCCGTAGTGTTAGTGCGTAGAGCGGCCCCAATATTTATCACTTAGTCATGCGCCGTTGGACACGCCGTCCATGACGCTTTTGTTACGATCGCACCAAGCTGTCTGATTTACAGTCGTTTCGGTCACACTGCACGCTTGTGTGTCCTTTGGAAATGGAATTGCCGGACAATCCGCGCCCGGTATTTCAACCATTGTCTGAGGGGGCTTCCTCCATGCTGTCGATAATGTCGAAGTCCGCCAAATTTGCACCGCTGGCCGTGCTTGCCTTGGCTACGCCCGTTCACGCGGATGTCATTCTGTACAACACTTCCTTTGAAAACCCGCCGTTCACGACCGGCCCTATTGCCGGGCAGGACGGCTGGAATAACGGTTCCGGTATATCCACGATCGAAAACACGTTCGCCCGCACCGGTTCGCAGGCTGTATTTGTGGATGGCAGCTCTGCCACTCAATCCGGTCCATGGCACCCGGATATCACGGCCGGTCCACTCATCGATCTTTCGGCGGACCTCGCCATCTTCACCAGCACTAACCAATCCGCACGGCAGTTTGCTGGCCTGGGTCCAAATCTCGTCCCGTTCATCGGAGGGATCGATATTTCTTCGATCGGTTCGAACAGCTCGATCTTTCTGATTACACCCGGCTTTCCGGTCGTAGGTACATTCCCCAGAGCCACCGCTTTCAACTCCTCTGCCTGGCATCACGTCGACTTCCTATTCAACTTGGCGACCCAGACCTATAACTTCTCGTTCGACGGCAGCCTGCTCGCCTCCAGCGTGCCGTTCTGTGGGAGCAACGCCGGTTGTTCGGGAGCGGCCGTGGCCACTTATGGCTCCTCTTTGTTCGATACTTTTGGCGGCGTAACGGGCGGTAACGACTCCGGCTACATGGATAATTTCCGACTGGCGCTTGTCACCCCGGAACCTTCGAGCATCGCGTTGATGGTGACCGCTCTCGGCGCTCTCTGCCTCAAACTCCGCCGGCGCGGCGCGGGGCGTTGATTTGCATGTGGAGGCGGGCCCGGATGAGGAGCACACTGCCGGGAGCAGGAGGCGAGTAGGAGGACTTTCGCCAGTCCTGCGCTGGCCAGTCGTACGGGCCTTGGGAGTGTTTCCTCAAAGCTTGATGCGGCCAAGGCCGAGGCTTCGGACGCGCGACGCGCCGGGTAACTGACGACGCCGCCGACCACGTGGGGCCGCCTCCAGCATGAGACGGGTGCGGACCCTTGCCAGGGGGCTGTTCTCAACACTTGGTTCACGCCGTCTCGAGAGATAGCTTTCAAGCCTCGATCTCGATGGCACTGTCACATCACAGCTGCGACG